TGGCTGCTTAAAATAGTCTCTTAAGAGAGAGGAGAGAAAATGCCCGCAAAGAGTTTAACACCAAAGAAGGCTGCCAAGACAAAGTCAACCCCGACTAAAAAGGCCGTCAAGACCACTTCCGCATCGGAGGTGAAGGCACTACGCACAGAGGTTAATGATCTCAAAGCACGCCTAGATTCACTAACTCACGTGTTACACACAGAATTTAGAACCCAGATGCGACATGGCACTCGACATGTTGCTAAGCGTCTGGCCCAAGAGGGGCTGGTCGACAACGACTAGCGCGATAACCTTAACATCAGATATTTTGAGGCTAAAATCAATTGAAGAGGCTTTACCTCTTGTGTCTGATAGGATTTTAAGAAAATGTCAACATTCGAAAACGATCAGGTAGCTGCTCTTAATACGCTTATTGCTGTCGCACAAAGGGCCCAATCCCGCGGCGTGCTTTCGCTCGATGAGGCAGCTGCTACCCTTGCTGCAATTCGTGTCTTTGTTCCTGCTGAGGCGCCTGCTGATGGCGCCGCCGCGGATGAGACCCAAGATAATTCTTCCGAAGAGTAGCAAGCTCTAGGGTTATCCCAACCATCGCCAGGCGGAGTGTCACTAAATTACATGGCACTTTTTTCTTAGGCCTCTGACGTCACCCTCTGACTCACATATTTAGTGATGTTAGATGAAGGACTACGTCGGAGACTTACATGGCAACATTTGCAGATACACTGAATCCAACGCCCTTTGGGCTCTTTGATTCTGACGGTAATTTTCAGCTTGAGGCTGACGCTATGGTGACCTTTGTAAAGAGGAAGCTGGGTGATGATATTCTCAGCGTCGAGCTGACCAAGAAGCAGGTGTGGGCGTGCTTTGAGGAGTCGTTCTGTGAGTACGGCTCAATAATCAATCAGTATCAAGCTCGTTCCCAGCTGGCAAATCTCCTCGGCGCGCCTACAGGATCGTTCCTATCAGGCACGGAACAGAAGTTTCCCAGGGAAAATCTGGAGTTTATGCTCCGCCGCGGCGAGCCGTATGCCATGGAGGCCGGTCTCGGAGGCTCCTACAATACGATATCAGGTAGTATCTCTCTGGAGAAGAATAGGCAGGACTACGATATCTACACAGAGCTCAAGGATGAGGATGGTAATCTAATCACAGCTAATGCTGCCAACAGTCCACAGACTAAGATGAAGATAATGGAGGTGTTCCACTTCTCTCCTCATGCAGCTTACAGGTTCTTTGACACATCATCAGCTATCAACTATCTCAACAATGAATTCTCATTTGAGTCGTTCACTCCGGAGACTGTTTTCTACGTCCTTCCGGTCTTTGAGGATGTGCTGAGGGGAGGGATGTTAAGCATGTCGTCCAAGGTGCGTCGTTCGAACTATTCCTACAAGATCGTGGGAACCAAGATACGTCTCTTTCCAATGCCCACGTCCTCTGATCCAAAGAAGCTGTGGATTCGTATTGCGTTCTCACCAGATCCCCTGCACCCAGGTTACACAGATGATACGATATATGGAGTCAGCAATCTCTCCAATGTTCCCTTTGGTGATCTGCTGTACGCTAGGGTCAATAGCATTGGGAGACAGTGGGTTAGACAGTACACACTCGCACTCTGCAAGGAGCTTCTCGGTTTAGTGAGGTCTAAGTTCTCCAGCATTCCTATCCCTGGCTCCGATCTAACACTCAATGGCACAGACCTGGTAACACAGGGCAGGGAGGAGCAGGAGAATCTCAAGACAAAATTATCTGAGATGCTCACAGAGCTGACGTATGACAAGATGCTGGAATCGGAGGCCTCGGCCGCCGAGAACCTGCAGAGAATTCTTAGACAGATACCCATACCCAATGGTAAAGCCATCATAATGGGCTAAGGAGCACTTAGGTGGCAAGACTTTTCATTACACCCCGAGAGATCGATTTTATCTCCGACATAACAAAGGAGATAACCAAGGATGTCATGGGACAGAAGATCTACTACTACCACGTGAGGGAGGACCTCACGGAGGTACACGAGATCTACGAGGAGGCCATTGACAAGGTCTTTGATCCCCCGATTGAGATGGAGGGAATGGTAGAGTGGCAACCTGAGGAGTTCTCAACCACACGATACGGCAGTGAGGAGTCAACAAAGATAAGTGTCTACCTCCACGCGAGGGACCTTCTCGACAAGGACCTCGAGGCGAAGGAGGGAGATTATTTTAGCTATGGGACAGTGTTCTTTGAGGTGACATCAGTGATTGCTGACAAGCAGATATTCGGTCAGGTGGAGCATCTCACAGGATTCAAGATAGCGGGTGTCCAGGCCCGTGAGGGACAGATAAATGTGAGGCCTCACGGCCCACTTTCAGAGTCACTCACTGACGAAGATGCTGTACAGACAACGTTCGCGCAGCAACGCGGGGCCCCGGAAAACAGTCTGGGTGAGACAGGAGACGTGAGGCAGCTCCAGGCAAATGGCAAGCTAGATAAACCAATTACGGGACCAAAAGAGGTTGCAAGTAAGGGTGGAATAGCAACCACAGATTCGTCATTCTACGGTGATTAGTGAGAGAGGGAGGATATTATGACGACTAGACACGATAAGGCCACGATGACAGGAGACTTCATCCGCAGTGGCTACGAGGGTTTTGACACTCCCGATGACTTCACCATTCCACCCTGCACAATAGAGGATGTGGATCGCGCTGTCTTTCATCTCTTCGACAAGAAAATACCCTTTCAGTATAAACGTCGTGAGGAAGTAAAGAGTGTGCCTGTTATCTTCGCTACTGGAGAGCGTTTTGCTGTGCTCCGAAGAAAGAGGCCGCTTCGTGATAAGAATAATGCACTAATTCTCCCACTAGTGTCCATCTTAAGGTCAGGGGTGACCCAAGATTCTAACCCAGGAATGGGACCGGGCCAGGGTGGCCCGCAGATGATTAAGAAAAGAATCTCGAAAGAGTCAGATGTCTATCAGCGCCTAATGAACACACATGGTCTAGTCAATCAGGATAGTGTTGCTGCAGTAGGACACAGGGTCGCCACAGGTCCTGTGACAGGATCCCTACCTGGTACAGTGGCCAAGCGCGAGGGTAACACCCAGCAGTCACTGAGCAGCCGCCGTGGGCATCTTCTGACACCCTCCCTCGGGTCTGACGTCTACGAGATCTTGACGATGCCTCCTGTCAAGTACTACACTGTCACCTACGATGTGACCTTCTGGGCTCAGTATACCCAGGAGATGAACGACATGCTTATGACGATGATGAGTGTGTATCAGGACAATAGACGCAGAACGTTCAAACTAGTAACAGATAAAGGGTACTGGTTTGTGGCATACGTCGGTGCTGATCTCTCACCCGGCAATAACTATGATGACTTCACCGACTCAGAGCGTCTTGTGCGCTACAACTTTGAAGTTCGAGTGACAGCTTACTTGATAGCACCTGACTACTCTGGGGCCCCAGCGCCCATACGAAGGTTTATATCCGCACCATCCGTATCATTTGAGACGACGCAAGTAGCAGGACCAACTGTGGGGATACCTATCAGCACACCTCCCTCTGGAGATCCGAGTGCTTATATTCTGGATGATCTGGCAACCACAGACGATCCCAACCCTGGCCAGGGAATGGGAACAGACTCCAGTCAGGCAGCTGTCTCCCTTGCGGGAGGTAGATTGGCAGGATCTGCGCCATCAGCTCAGGAGGGATCTGTAGTTGGTAGCAAAGTATCTGTTCAGCGAGGACTCACCGCTTCTGAGAAGGCTTCTGGCGCGAATCTTGGAGGCTTCAATTCCGGGCCCGCGGGAGTCAATCTCGTGAGGTCAGAGAAGGACCCATTTACGGGTAAACAGAGAAAGACAATCATTCGAATTAAGTCCCGAAATCAAAGAAAGGGAGAGACCGTTTATCGTGAAGGAATAAATATCGATCTAGGAAAGCTCTAACTACCCCATACGAAGGGGAACTTTGGGCGCGCCCTCAATACTTATCCTACGATGACATGAGTCTAAGGAGATACATTCAATGGCCGAGCAGACATTCAGATCACCTGGGTTTTTCGAACAGGAGATAGATCTTTCCGCAAGGCGTGCCACTCCTCTCGGAACACCAGCTGGTGTAATTGGCACCGCTGAAAGGGGACCCGCTTTCGTCCCAGTAACGCTGGGATCTCTGGCAGACTTCGAGGCCAGATTTGGCTCACTGCACAGAAATCGATTCGGGCCGTACGCCGTGCGCGAGTTTCTTAAGAACAAGACATCCTTAACCTATATTAGAGTTTTGGGTGCAGGTTCTAATGAGACAACCACAGATATAACAACTACAGACAACGAGGGAACTGTAAAGCATGCAGGTTTTCGCCTGGTGTCGACAGCTTTGGGGGTAGACGACAAGATCGATGCCGGCCACAATGGTGTCGTCCAGTTCTTGTGTGCAACACATGCCCTTCGAACTCTAGACGGTGGGGAAGCCGCAGGCTATCCGATGTTCAGCGACAATGATAGCTTCGCTGAGCGAGGCGGCGACGACAAGGTAAATCTTGTTCGTGCTGTGCTTTTCACCCCGACGGGATCTCGACTTGAGGTTTTCGACGGAGATCAGCAGTATTCGAATTACGCTGCTGATATTGATGATGTAGCATCACCTGTTGACATTGGCTCCGGCGCAGGAGGTCACTTCAAGCTAGCAATATCCTCTTCAGTGGGCACATCTTTTGCCAATGATGAGGGGTATGCGGGTGTGAGAATCTACACAGCTTCTCTCGATCCTAACAACGGACAGTACATTGGAAAGATTCTCAACACAGACCCACACAAGTTCCAGGAGGAGCATCACCTTCTCTATCTTGATTTTGCTGTAGAGGATGAGATAGCCTCAGTTGGAACAGTGGCTAGCTCTGTTGCGATCCTGTCCGGATCTGGACATGCGACCTCTGGAGGTGGTGATACCTCAACAGTCTTCCGCGACCTCTTTGGAAGGTTTGACACGAGGTACACAACACCGAGAACCCCATCAATAATCTCTCAGCCGTACGGATCGACTGAGTTCGATCTCTTTCACTTCGAGACAATTAGTGACGGCGCGTGGGGCAATAATAAGTTCAAGGTTTCGATTGCCAATCTCCGCGCATCGGTAGATCCCAATAATGATTTCGGCATCTTCGAGGTCCAGGTTCGTAGTTTTGGAGACACAGATCACAACAAGGAGATCCTCGAGACATTCCCAGAGTGTAGCCTGGATCCCAATCACGAGAATTATGTCGCCCGAAAGGTTGGCGACAAGAAGGTCTACTGGAACTTCGACGCCGCGGACGAGGACGAGCAACGCTTGGTGATTAGGGGCAAGTATCCTAATCGATCATCAAGAATTCGAATCGTCATGAATTCTGCTGTTGAGGAAGAAAAGATTCCGGCTGACGCTCTGCCTTTCGGCTTCCGAGGCGTACCGGTTCTCAAGACTTCAGATTCAATGATGGATCTTCAAGAGAACATTCTAACAGATAACAAGGGCGCAAATCTTGGTGAGTCTCGAAATAGACTGGACGGTGAGTTCTCATCTCTGGCACACGAGATTCAGGCACTAAGTGGTTCAATTGTTCCACCGCTTCCCATGCGCTTTAAGTGCACTCGAGGCGCTGTGGATTCAACCCCGACAACCTACTTGGGAGAGGTGGGAACCAATGAGCGTTCTGATAGCCGCCTCTACTGGGGCGTCAAGTTTGAACGCCTCCCAGTGACGTCCTCAGCTCCGGGTGGATCTGTTACAAACTCGATCCTCAAGGCAAATCAGGGCGGTCTGGCGAACCCACTAGTATCTGCTTACGCCAAGTTCAACGGAATTCAGAAGCTAGACACTCTAGTTACTGGCTCTGGCGCAGACTACTTCAACAATAACAAGTTCACGCTCGCGCGCGTGGCCCTCTACAATCAGCTTAGCAGCGGTCACATCACGGACGTGTCAGGGACAGCTAAGGAGCACATGCTCGAGACAGTCTACGTCCGGAACGGTAACCCCAATCCCTCGACGTACGTTGTTGATGATAGTGTGAGAAAGAATCGCATCTCTCTCGCTACGTTGGTTCACTCGTCCTCGACGGTGTTCAATCGCTTCACTGAGTATGCGAAGTTCACGACGATGTTCTACGGTGGTTTCGACGGCCTTAACATTCTGGACAAGGACTCACACCTGATGAACGATCGGGCATCCTCCTCAGATGCCGGCGGAAAGGCACAGGCCGCGGCCAGTGTCGACATCGGCCTCCCGGCTGTGGCAACACTCAACCAGATGGGCGAGGGTAAGAAGAACAACGTGGTGAACTCCTTCCGAGTCGCCACAAGAATTTTAACGGACCCGATGGCATCCAACATCAACATCCTGGCAATTCCAGGCATGCGGGATACGTTCATCACAGACTACGCCTTGGAGAGGGTCAAGGACTACTCTATGGCATTCTATCTGATGGATGTTCTCAAGTATGACTCTTCTGAGAATCGCCTCTTTGACGATGACAAGAATAAGGTCGACGTTCGAGAGGTTGCTGAGCAGCTAGATTCCAGAGCCTTGGATAACAACTACGCTGCAACGTACTTCCCAGATGTGTATGTGAAGGATCCCGTCAACGGTACAACGATCAAGGTTCCGGCCTCTGTGGCAGCTTTTGGTGCCCTGGCCTTCAATGACAAGGTCTCATTCCCATGGTTCGCTCCTGCTGGTTTCAACCGAGGAGCACTGGAAAATGTTGCTAACGTCGATGTGAGGCTAAACTCTGCGGATAGGGACACACTCTATGATGCTAGGATCAATCCTATCGCCGTGTTCCCCGCAGGAGGCTTCGTAATCTTTGGGCAGAAAACCCTGCAGATGGCCAAGTCGGCACTGGATCGAGTTAACGTCCGACGGATGCTTCTCGAGGTGAAACGCCTGGTGGTCCAGGTTGCCAATCGTCTGCTGTTCGAGCAGAACAACTCGTCAACCCGTTCACGATTTGTGAATCAGGTAACACCCCTGCTGGCACTGGTCCAGGCCCAAGCGGGCATCGAGAGTTTCAATGTTGTCTGTGATGACACCAACAACTCATCGGTGGACGTCGAGGCAAATAAGATGAATGGACGAATTGTTGTTGTTCCCACACGAGCTGTGGAGTTCATCGCGATAGACTTCATCATTACCAACAGCGGGGTTTCGTTTGAGTAATGAATACGTATAGTAAGACTGACAGACGTACAGTTAGGAGCATAAAGAATGGCTGAACTGACCTTTAAGAGCGCCGGCGTAAGCACGAGGGAAATAGACCTCAGTGGACCCACGGCGATAAGTCCTCAGGGTGTACCTGCAGGTGTCATCGGAACTTCGCAGAAGGGACGGGCATTTGTCCCAATCACTGTTGCGACGTACCAAGACTTTGTAGCCGAATTCGGCGCAACCGATGGAGAAAAGTTCGGCCCGCTTGCCATGAATGAGTGGATGAGAAATGCCCGAGCAGGAACCTATGTGAAGGTTCTGGGTGTGGGAAATGGCACCCAGCGACAGTCTGGCGGTGACAACTCGGGACGCGTAGTTAATGCGGGATTCATTGTGGGTAACCGACAAGTTCAGGATAACGGACTCGTTGGTAACAACGCATATGCAGGCGCTAACTCTGCTACAAATGGCATCGAGGGAAGAACATACTTCTTGGCAGCACTCTGCTCACAGAACAATGGAACAATGCTAGCTGACGCAGGGATTCAGACAGATGTAGCACATCCTATTTTGAGAGGTGTGCTTATGGCACCCTCTGGTGTGCTCTTGGCCCTATCCTCATCCTACGCGGCCGCCGCAAATCAGAACGACCCAGCAGCTAATCAGTCTGCCATGGGTGTCTTTGGATCTGCTGCCATTAACGACGGTGGCTCGTGCCACGGAACTGTTGATGTCTCTAACGGACAGCAGAACTTTGTGCTGATCCTCAACGGGCACAAGAAGCAGGACACGTATCCTAACGTGATCACAGCTTCTTTCGACCCAGCGGCTCCACAATATATCTCAAAGGTTCTGAACACAGATCCCACCAAGATCGAACAGGCTGGGCACCTCCTCTACTCGAGCTTTGACGTCTACCCATCACACCTAACTCTGACTGGAAGTGGAGTCAACGCGGGCACAGATGTTATTGATGAGTGTGCGCTCCTATTGACAGGAACACTAGGGAGAAATGTGGGATCGGCAACGTCTCCCAACTATGAAAACTGGGAGGACAGGTTCCAGACAGCGCGCTCCCCGTGGATAATCTCTCAGAAGTTTGGCGCTAGTAATAAGAACCTCTTCCGAGTTCACGCTCTTGATGACGGAGATCGTCCAAACAGTCTCATTAAGATAACCATTGAGAACATCCAGGCAAGCAATAATGAGAACACCACTTACGGTAAATTCGATCTTCTAGTACGAGATTACACAGACACAGATGTGAACTCTGTTGTGCTAGAGAGTTTCCGAGGCCTCTCATTGGATCCCTCCTCTGAGCGCTATGTCTCGCGCGTTGTGGGTGACACGAAAATGTACTACGACTTCGACCAGAAGTCTGGTGCTCAGAAGCTGAGAATTGAGGGATCACACCCGAATGCCTCTGCCTATATTCGCATCGAGGTTCATTCTGATGTCGAGAACCTCGTGGTGGATGCAACCGCTCTGCCGTGTGGATTCCGCGGTCCCCGTCACCTGGTGACTAGTGGTTCCGAGGGCGCCAGCACCGGTGGCCACCTTGAGGGCTTTGTTGCTTCCGCAGCCGCTGCGACTCAAACAGGATTTACGCCTGATGTCATGTATCGAGTGGTTCAGCCTCCCCTTCCCATGCGTGAGCACCTCACGATCGGCGACGCTCCTAAGAAGAGGGTAAAGGCCCACTTTACCTGGGGTATCCAGTGGGAGGTCAAGGACGACCAGGCACGACCCAATGCGAGATCGAAGATCGACTCATCGCTAGTGAATCACTTCAAGTACTATCCCGGATTTGCTGACACCTGGAGAAAGGTCCTGGTGGGAGATAATGAGGGAACTGTGGACTCTGGTGGTACCGTTCTCGATGCTGACCGATTCAACAACAATTTCTTCTCCCTTGAGCGTATTCAGGTGTCGACAGGATCGAACGATCGGCCCATCAATTCGAGGTGGGGTGCCGCAGTCTATCGGAGAACCGGAGTGAAGGCAGCAACCCTGACAGACTCTGATGGAACAGTCTATCAGCGTGATGTCACGCGATTCCTTGACCCCTCTAAGGACTTCAATCACCTTCCCTCTCGGAAGTACCTGAAGTTCACGCTCCCTGTGCAGGGAGGCTTCAATGGAGTCAATCCCTTCGACGTGGCGAAATCCAAGATGACAGACACAGCTTGTCGTCGAGAGTTTGGTGATGCTGCTAATCAGGGTGGTGTTAAGGGACCAACAAT